ATATCCCAGATGTTTTTATAGAATGTTACGGTCATGGTTGGTTTTATTCGTTATTGGTTAAATTATCCATGTATTCTGATGAATCTCCTTTAAATTTTTTAAATGGATAATGTCTATCTCTCCATTTTTTTGCTTTTTCATTATACGTATATAAAAAATAAGATATTGCATCATACGTTTCATTTTCAGTACATTGAATCTTGCCTCTTATTTTTCCATAATTTATCATTTTATCCTCTTCGTTTCGTAGTATTCTATTTTTCATTTCAACTTTTATCCATCCATCATCATCAGTAAAAACATCTACAAAATCACCTTCATTAAGTGGTGAACTAAATAAACTTACGATATTTATTTTTGATAAAATTTTACCAGACCATCTATGTTTTTCAACATAAAAATGATGTCCATCAATTTCAATAGTAGGCAATGATTGTAAATCTTTTCTCATTGTGTTATATTGTTAAAAAAAACGAGGGCGCAACACCACACATGTTACGCCCTCAAAGCTGAGAGTTAAACCGCAGCCGCGCGTGTGTGGTCACGCGGTCGGGTTTATAATGCAAATATAGTTATTTCATCGCCTCAAGGCACTTGAAGATTTGATAAACCACTTGTGGCACTATGGCGTTTCCGGCGGCCTTGATGGATTCATTTCGCCATTTAGAAAAGGTAATACCGTCCAATCGGTCGGAAAGCCCATCATTTCGAGAACAAATTGGGGCGACAGTTGGGAATTGCTCCCAGCCCACTCTTCGGAATTGTTGGCAATGGTTCGTGTGAGATTCTTCTGCTTGTAATTGTTGCCCTTGACTTTCTCTCCAGTATCCCGATATTCTCCCGCCACCGGTGTCGGCAGTAGGCCGTGGAATGCCATGTCCGTTAGTTCCCAAGTATGTCTTTTTTGAAGTCCATTCCATGTTCTCGGTGAATGACTGTCGTGTGTTAGTGGCGTAGGCAACAAACCAAACTCGGTCTCTTTTGTGTGGCGCACCGATGCTTGCAGCTGGAAGTAGTACCGGTTGAACCTGGTAGCCTTGATCTTCCAGGTCAGCACACACTTCTTCGAAGACCAATCCGTCTGACCAATTAACAAGGCCATAAACATTTTCGCCCACGATGTAGGTTGGTTTAACCTCTGAAATGATTCTAAGCATCTCCGGCCAGAGGTGTCGCTCGTCTTCCTTCCCAAGTCGCTTTCCGGCTTGACTGTATGGCTGGCATGGGAAACCTCCGACAAGAACAATGTCATCTGTTCGCCATTCGGCTCCTTTGCGTTTAGTGAGTTCTTCATTGATTCGTGTATAGGTTAGTGTATGTACATCATCGTGATGGTAGGCATTGGGCCAATAGTGTTTCAGCACGCGCTGACCGAATGTATTGATTTCACAGGAGACGATATTCTCCCAACCCATCCACTCAGCCGCCAGTTCGAAGCCACCGATGCCGCTGAATAGTGATATGACTTGCATAGCGTTCCATTTAGCAAGTTACTTCACAAACAGCAAACCCACCATCGCAGCCAATCCAGCCATGAGATAATTCCGCTGCTTTGTGATCTTCGTCACCTTCTTATTAGCCAGGTGTAAATCCACTTCCATCATGCCTTTGGCATCGTAGCATGAGTCGGAAGATGCTTTCACATCCTTATACTGTTGAGTCACCTTCTTGATGATCGCCGTCTGCCGTTCGATGACATCGGTATTTAGGCTGTCACGCTCTCGCAGCAAGGTCAGCTCTTCCCGGTCACCGTCACATTGCGCCAGGTCTTGCAACATCCAGACTACTAACTGCTTACTGAGCAGCACCTGCGTGTCCGGCAAGGCTGTCAGCGTAACGCTTTGTGAGTAGCTGCGTGAGTTCGGCAGAAGAGAGAGAAGAGATAACAGGATTGTTGCGATTGCGCCCGGCGCGGATGGTTTTGAGTTTTTCATTGGTTGAGGTTTGAATTGAAGTTAAACTGTCAATGGATTGTTGTAGTAATTGAATCTCAGCATCATTAAGATTTAGCTTGTTTTGTAGATCGATGTACGCGCTGTCAGGTTCGTTAGGCTGTATCACTTCCGACTTTGTCAAAGAATTGATGCTAATGTTGGTGATGATGCTGATGATAACCATCAGCACGAGGTTCAAGATGTTTAGTTTCATAGTTAGATGATTAGTTCGTCAAGGTTGATATTATGATCTTTGATTAGTTGATTGATGCGCTCTATAACTATTTCGGCACTATCATGCTCTTGGTTGGTGGTTAGCTGATCGTCAATGTGGTCTCTTAGCCTGTGTTGAATTTCCCAAAGCACTAAGGCCATGTCCAGAGCCTTGCAGCACCGCATGTGTTCCCGCTGACCATCCGGGTCGCTAAGATCGAATGTAAGTGTGGCGTTCATTGCACAATGTCTTTTAACTGTTGGAATATACCTTCAGCGTTATCGCCCCAATAGTGTAGGCATTGGTTATCTCTGTAAGGAACCTTGAGAAAGTAGCTTTGATACTGCGCCGGCTTGGCCGTGTAGCGATGGCAATGATGCTTCACTGGGCATCCATCGCCCTTGCACATGGTGATGTCATTTGCGGAGATTGTGTTGGATTTTTTACGCATAGGTTGCGGTGGATTTTTTTGCGTTAGGTATTACTTTTCAATGGTTTTCGCGAATTATTTAATCGCTTCCCAATCTTTTATAAACCCATCCCAATCGCGCGCTACGATGTACACACCGCCTTTCTTCTGAATCTCATCTCGCATGCGCTCCTGGTGTTCACTCAATCGGTCGTTACCTACCTTGATCTCAATGGCTACCTGAACCGCAAACGTGCGACCTTCGTGTTCAATCCGCTTGCTGGCCATGATGTCGGCGATGCCCTTGCGCGTGTTCGACTTGCGGAACTTTCCGGTCTTAGGATCGAAGATGCCTGTGTTATTGATTCGATCGGCATAGTTACTAGATAGACGGATGAAGGCCAGGATGGTCTTGGTGAGGTCGTTGGCTTTAGACACCTTGAATTTAACCGGCGGAATATACTTTACTGGCACCGATGAGTACTTCACGCACTTCTGCTGAAATGCCAGCTGTTCCAATTCCTTGATGGTCATAGGTTGAGGTTTGATCATTGGTCAGGTACTTGATGCGCCGTTCGATATACCAAATCGCCTTCTTCAGATCTTCTACGGCATCGCCTTTGCGCCCAGCTCGGCTGATGTACTTGACCGCATTACCCAGGCAGAAGTCAAGCTCATAAGCTTCGATGAGATCAATGGCCTGTATGGTTCCGGTGTGGTAGTGTTTGACGTCCATCTATCGGGCTAATTCTTTCGTCTAACGAAAGTAAGCGTTTTTTAAGTCCTTCGATGTAATCATTAAAAACTTTCATCATATTACGAGTGTGTGTGTTCCGGCCATTGACATAAGCATGCCGATTGTGATAGGTGAACGAATACTTGTCCACATCATTCCATGATTCCTGTTGCTTTTGAGCCTTCCAAAGTTTATCCAAAAGGTCATCCCGCTCCCACTGTAAAACAGGTTCGTAAATGGTGTGATGTTTACCCATCGGCACTACCTTATATGGCGTGCTTTCAGTTACCTTTTTGGCTTTCCTTTTGGCTTGGGCTTCATCGCTTGCTGGCAAATCGCGTAAGCTGCGCCCTGCTTCTTGCCGGTCTTTACGAGGTCGGCCACGCAGCGTTCGAGTTTTTTCGGCATTTTTTGTTGCTTTCATACGAAGTTAAGATCTTCATTGCTGCCATTCGATTTGATACGTTTCAGTCGAAGTTCGTAACGGCTCTCTGACCGTGGCGATTTCACCGGTCTCTTCGTTGACGATGGTTATGTTGCCCTTGATTCCTTTGAGGAACTTCTCGCGTTCCTTCATCAGAGCCTTGATTCGCTCCAGTTCACCATTCAAGCTATCCCATACCGGGTCACCACAGGCGGAGTAGTCATACTTAATTCCCGCCTCCTTGACCGTGAATAAGGCGTTGTAGCGAACGATGCGCTCACCTTTGGCATATTTGCTCAAGTCATCAAGCACATAGCGTCTAAACCGCTCCTTTACGGCGGTAGATAGGTCTTCGAAGTACTTGAGCCGCAAGGCCACATCCATTGCGCTGACGTGACCTTCGTCAATGAGATCCATCATTAGGTCGGCCTTCTCCCGGATGGTTTCTTTGGTGATGCGCTCTGGCATCAGTTCTAAACTCTGTTCCATTAGTGATAGTTAGTTAGGTAATAAGTTTCTGCCTCGCCTTCCTCAAGGTTACGGCGGTTAGCCATGTAGGCATCTTCAATGCACTCGCGCTCATATTCTTGCGCCTGCTTGAAAATCTCTTTTATGCGTTCGGAGATGTGGATTTCCTTATTCAATTCCTCAAACAGCCATTGCACGGCTGTGGTGCGTTTAGTGTATAGCATGATATCCTGTTAATGATGTGTTAAATTTTTCAGTTACAGTTAAAGCGTTATATAGCCTTGTTAAATCACCTACTGTTTTAATACGGCATGTTGTCCAAACAGTTTTTCCAAATATGGAAATACCTGCAAAATGAAAAGTGATATCAATAAAAAGGCTACATCCTTCAAATTCATCAATCCATTTACTAAATGCTTCTCCATTGCTCGGTTTAAAACCTAATGCTTCCACAACATCTTCATTCAATATAGTAGTGCTATCCATGATTATTCCTGTGTTAATTGGTTTTC